TTACTAAAACAAGTTGTGATAGAAATGCTCGAGCGTAATGCGCTGAAAGATTTTATTATGCATCTTTCTAAACGGTATTTTGGCAATGTCAGAAGCAGAGAAATAAAACTAGGTTTAGAAGATAGCGACATTATCCAACTAGGCTATATAGGCATCTGGAAAGCCTTTGATAAATATGTAGTGGGGAAGTCGGCTTTTGCGACTTTCTCCCGATACTACATACAAACAGAGTGGCAGAATCATTTTAGTAAGTTTAAAAGTTTAAAAAGAACAGGAGACCGGGACAGTTTAAGTACGGACTTAGAGATAAACGAGGAAGGAAGTACATTAGGTGAGATTATTCCCAGCTATGAAAATGTAGAAAAAACGGTGCTTATGAAAGTGCATTTTGAATCTCAATTAAGCTTGTTAACGCCTTTACAAAAAAACGCCGTTTTAGGGTATATAGAAGGCTACGAAATGAGGGAAATAGCGGAAATGAACCATGCGCGTAGGGAGAGCGTTGAACGGGCCTTTCATCGTGCAGTAGAAAAAATGGGCGGGGAAAGAATCAGCCTAAGACATAATTGCGGAAGGAAAGGGGCTTAAACGATGTATTTAAATAGATTCCAAGAGTTATCTAAAAGAACAATGCCAAAACCTAATGAAAAGGGAGAATATAGCTTTAGAGATATGGCTAACTATGCTATGGGTCTAGCGGGCGAAGCTGGCGAAACAACGGATTTGATTAAAAAACATCTGTTTCATGCCCATCCATTAGATAAAGATGAGGTAAAAAAGGAATTAGGTGACGTCATGCACTATGTCGCGGGGCTTGCAACTATGTTTGGTCTATCGTTCGATGAAATAACAGATGCGAATATTGAAAAATTAAAGAAACGATACCCGAACGGATTTAATTTTATCGATAGCATGAAAAGAGTTGATATAAAATGACTGTTCAAGTAGTCACGATACACCGGAAAAGAAAGAGTGAAGCGGAACAGGCAATAAAGGATTTGCAAGCTCGCGGGTATGAAATCGTGGGAGAGTTAAAGAACGCTAAGGATAGCCGGAAAACATTTGTGCCTAATGAGAACAGGCGCTTAGTATTTGATGACACGGTCATGTGGGATAGTTGGTACTGCCGGATGCGGAGGGTTGTAAATGACTAGGGATGAAATGATTACGATACTCGATTTAGAGACAAATTATAATTTATTTTATTTGAAATCTTTAAGCCTTGAAAAACTAGAGCAGCTGTTCAGAGAGAAGTTTGACAATGGCGAAGATTAATAGTGTTAAAACGGAATTGGATGGATATTTATTCGATTCTCAAACAGAGGCGGCATTTTATCAGCATTTAGAAAGCCGTGATGATGTGAAAGAAATCACAGTACACCCCACGTTCACACTGATTGAGGGTTTCGAAGTCCTCTGCGGCCGGTGTTCGGAAGGCAAGGTACCATCACCGAAAACAGGCAAGCTTATACAGTGTAGGCGGTGCGGTGGGGTTGGAGTTATAAGGCGGCAACCCTGGCATTATACACCTGACTTCCTAGTTAAGTGGGAGAGCGGGGAGCAAAGTTTCTATGATGTTAAGGGTGGCTGGAAGGATGCCAAGTTTAATTATGTAAAGAAAATGTTTGAATGGAGATATAGAACGGAGCTATTAGTCGTTAAACCATACAAAAACGGGTGGCGGTACATGTGAGCAAAAAAACAGATAGATTAGCAGAATTATATAAAAAAGCGAACGTGTTGAATGAGGATTTTCCAGCGCAACTGATGGACAAGCTTTCTCTTTATGGTCAAATACTCGAATTAATCGGAGGTCTGTGGGCACAAGCGACAAGAGAATGGAAATTGGCAGAAAGCAACAGAAGGCAGACCATCGCCAGTGTTTATTCTCTTGACCCAGAAGGCACGGTAAAAGATAAGGAAATGAAGGCCGAAATGGCGGCGAGTGAATGGAGAAGAGCAGAAGCAGAAGGAGAAGCAGAGTCACTTAGATGGAAGGCGGCTTATACATCAACACAAGAACAGATTCAGATAATGAAAAAACGTTATGACCATATGAAAGAAGTTGCTAAAGGTGGAGTATAAAAAAGGAGGTTTTATTCCTCCTTCTCCTTCAGATAATCCTTTAGAATTTTATTCACTTGTTGACTAAAACTTCTATCTTCCGACTGACCAATTTCTTTAATTTTTTCATAAACATCTTGATCTAAACTGATTGACGATTTTACTTTACTCATAACAATCACCTCTTGTTAAAACAATACCACAAAATGATACTTATTGCCATAAAGTATTCAAAAGTATTACAATTTGTGGTATAATTTATGTATTAAGAGGGGGTTAGGGTATGCCAAGAAGAATAGATTTTGATGTAGTTAAAAAGACATTTAAAGAAAGTGGATATACATTGCTGGAAACAACTTATAAGAACAACAAGACTCAAATGAAATATATATGTCCAAAACACCCAAAAGTAATGCAAGAAACAACGTATCAAGTTTTAAAGAAATGTGTTAAAACATGTGCTTTTTGCTGTAATTTGATGAATTACATTGATGATATAAAAGAAGAATTCGAGAGCAGAGGATATAAGTTGTTAGAAGAAACTTATATCAATAATAAAAACAAAATGAGATTCGTTTGTTCGAAACACGATTTTGAGATTCAAAAGATAACGTACAACATGTTCTCGAGAGGTCAAGGATGCAAATATTGTAGTAGGGAACAAGAAAGCGAAAAGAAAAGAATTCCGTTGGAAGTAGTAAAAAAAGAATTTGAACAACACGGTTATGAATTAATAGATGATTATATTAATGGGGAAGAACCGTTAAGATTTATATGCCCTAAACACAGAGACAAAGAAACGTATTTAAGATATAGAGATTTAAGAAAAGGTGTTAGATGCAGATATTGTCATATTGACAACAACAAAGGTGAAAAACACTTTGCGTGGAAGGGTGGAACAAGGCAATTAAACTTATACCTTAGAGACAAAATGACGGATTGGAGAAAGGAAAGTTATTCAGACTTTAATTATAAATGTGTAATAGCTGGAACAAATAAAGATTTGGTTATTCATCACGTAAAACCATTTCACAAATTGAGAGATGAAATGCTGGAAGAATTAAAAATACCAGTATATAAAACAGTTGGAGAGTATACCCAAAAACAACTTGATTTAATGGTAGAAAACTTGAAGGCTAAACACGCAGATACTATGGGTGTGCCTATTGAAAGGGATATTCATACTTTATTTCATAAAATTTACGGTTATGAAACTAATAAGGAAGACTTGATAGAGTTCAAAATGGAATACTTGAACGGAGAAAAGGCGGGATATGATTGAAAACCTTTCACGACATAGAAAACGCACTAAAGGATTATAGCTGGATGATTAAAGAAATACAGCGACTAAGAGAAGAATTAAATACACCGAATACAAAAATGACTGCATCCTATGGTATTGAAGCGACACTTCCAAAAGGAAACGGAACATCAGATCCAGTAGGGAGAGAAGTTATTCAAAGGGATAGACGATATAAGACGTTAAAACGGTTTGAAAAAAAGGTTAGTTTCATAGAACAACATGCGCCAGCCATAAAGAGCGATAGGGAGATAGCTGTATTAAATTGTATGCTGGACGGCATGTCATTTGTCGCTATCTCTCAACACATGGGATTTTCAGAACGCAAAGTATATATGATTAAAGACGACATCGTGAAGAAGCTAAAAGAGAGTGCGGAAAATGCGGATTTTGCAGAGATTGCAGGTTAATTGTAACAAGGAATAATAATTTTTAAAATTAAGTTATGAGGTATTCGCGGATGCGGAAACATCCAAGACTATTATCTAATATTAAATTTCATGTAGCCTATCATCTAATCTGGCTTTTTGAATTCAGTCCGTTGTATAGTCGGTTATCTATACATTTTTATCACATTGAGATATTGTCCTGAAGTAGGGTAGACGGTACCGGGTAAGGGTGCTGTCTTTTTTTGTATACAAAATTGCAAACAGAGGGTGAGGGCATGAAGAAATGTATTTGTTGTGTATGGCGAAGGAAAGTAAACGAAAATGTTTCTACATGCCTTTTTCCGTCATGTAGGAAAGAGCTGGGGAAGCAGCGGAAGAAGAAAACGGGAGTTGGTGAGTTATGTGAGATTAACGGAGAAACAAAAGAGATTCGCTGATTTTTATATAGAGACAGGAAATGCCACAGAAGCTTATTTAAAGGCTGGTTACAAGGTTAAGAGTAATGACGTAGCTAAGGCAAATGCTAGCCGATTGCTAACGAATGCTAACGTTTCGGAATACGTTGCTAACCTTATGGGACAAAAGGATAAAGAGCGCATAGCTTCGCAAGATGAAATCCTGATTTATCTTACAAAGGTAATGAGAGGAGAAACGACAGAAGAAGTATTGCGCGGTGAGGGAAAAGGGTTCCAAACCATTGATAATATGGAAGTGTCGGCAAAAGACCGTATAAAAGCTGCTGAACTACTCGGCAAGCGTTACACCTTATGGACAGACAAACAGCAAATAGACGCAAATATAGGCGTTACAATAGTAGATGATATAGATGAAGATTAGATTATCTAAATTAATCGCCCCGTCCTTTTATAAGATTCATAAGGATATAAAGAGCGATAGTCATACTCACTATTGGTTAGGTGGTGGCCGTGGTTCAACTAAGTCATCGTTTGTCGGTGTGGAGGTTATTCTAGGGATTATGAGTGATCCACATGCTAACGCTGTTTCTTTGCGTAAAGTTAAAGATACATTGAAGGATTCTACATTTGAGCAGCTACAATGGGCTATCGAGTTATTAGGGGTTAGTCATTTTTGGCATTCGAGCGTATCTCCTTTATCTTTAACCTATTTACCGACTGGGCAAAAGATATTGTTTCGTGGTGCGGATAATCCGAAAAAGATTAAATCTATTAAGTTCTCTAAAGGGTATTGTAAATTCCTTTGGTATGAAGAAGTCGACGAGTTCGAAGGTATGGAAGAAATAAGGATGATAAACCAATCTTTAATGCGTGGTGGGCCTAAGTTTACTGTGTTTTACAGTTATAATCCTCCTAAGAGTGCGAATAACTGGGTGAATACAGAGGTGCAGCTTACCAGGGAAGATAGGATATTTCATCACTCTAACTATTTAACCGTTCCTAAAGAATGGCTAGGTGAACAGTTTGTTGTTGAAGCTGAACACCTAAAGGAAACGAAACCCACAGCCTACGAGCATGAATATTTAGGCAACGTGACCGGAACAGGTGGCGAAGTCTTTGACAATGTGAAGATTAGACCGATAACCGATGAAGAAATAAGCGGTTTTTGGAATGTTAAACGAGCCATAGATTATGGTTATGCCATCGACCCTTTCGCGTATGAGGTTATGCACTATGACCGCAAGAAGAAAACCTTATATATCTTTCATGAATTTTATAAAGTGGGCTTATCTAATCGAGATGCCTATGAGCATATAAGAATAGAAAACAAAGACAATGAGTTAATCAAAGCAGAAAGCGCAGAACCAAAGAGTAATAACGAGCTGCGGCAATATGGCTTGAAGGTTACGCCTGTAAAGAAAGGCCCTGACAGCATTAAATACGGGATTAAGTTCTTACAAAGCTTAGAATCTATTGTCATTGATGATATAAGATGCCCTGAAACGGCTAGAGAGTTCCTGACCTATGAGCTGGATAAGGATGCTAACGGCAATTTTAAAGCTAATTTCCCCGATAAAAATAACCATGCTATAGATGCAACCCGTTATGCTTTAAACGATGAAATTATGAAGTTTAAAGAGTTTGAACAGAAGAAATCTGACCCCGATAATCCAACACCGCAAGAAAAGCAACGGAAAGCAATAAAACAAATGACAGGTGGTGCGCCTAAAGTGAGCGCATTTACGAGGTGGTGACAATATGCAATTCATTCTAGGACTATGCACAGCGATAGTTCTTTTTCTATTGCTTTCTACAGCCTTTTATTTGGGCTATAGACGAGGATTAAAGCAACACAAGTCTATTCCTATTGATGAAGCAGAGAAACGCAAGAGAGAGCAATTTGACAAGCATTTCAAAGCTCTATTCAACTATGACGTTGAGACAGCGTTAAAAAGAAAGAAGGTGACATAACTTGCAAGATTCTAATATCACAAAGGATTGGGAACTCTATTTAGCTGGGAAAAAGTATAATGACAGGTTATCTCCAAGCTATTATGAAACAGTTGACGCCAATCTTGCCTTTTACGAAGGGAACCAGTGGAGAAATTTAGAGAGCGACAACATGCCCAAGCCTGTATTTAACATTATTAAGCGGGTTCTAACCTTCTTTGTAGCTTCCTTAACATCGAGTAAGGTGAAAATACACTTTGAGCCGTTGCTCAACACGGCAAATATGAACGCGCAGGAAGAAATTACACCAGCTCATATCGCTAATGCACAGGTTCAAAACTTATTCGAGAAATTTAAGATGGACTTCAAGATTAAAGATGCTCTATTCGATGCTTCAATCACCGGGGATGGTGCAGCTCACTTTTACTTTGATATGTTACAACGTCCATACGGGACCATGAACGATATTAAAGGCGAGATTAACATGGAATTGGTTGACGGAGTAAATGTGATGTTCGGTAATGCTAATAATCCAAATGTCGATGTACAGCCTTATATCATCATATCCGGTCGTGATATGGTCCAGAATCTTAAAGAGGAAGCTAAGAATTATAAGAGTAAGGAATCCGAATCTATCCAATCGGACAATAACAATCAGTATCAAGCCGGGGACAGCGGAGAAATAGAAGTTGAATCAGATGACTACGGCAAAGCCTTATATATCATTGTTTATCGTAAAGACAAGAAAACAGGAACGATTAAGGCTAGTAAATCAGTAGAGAACGCTTATATCTACAAGGATATTGATACAGGGCTATCACATTACCCTATCGCATGGATGAACTGGGAGAAGCAAAAAAACCAGTACCACGGCCGTGCTTTATGTACGGGTATTTTGCCGAATCAAATCTTTATCAATCGTATGTTCGCTATGGTTATGTATCATCTAATGATGACGGCATTTCCAAAGGCAGTCTATAACGCGGATATGTTGAGCGGATGGAACAACGAAATAGGTTCAGCTATTGGTGTAAGTGGTATGGGACCTGAGCAGAATATAAGAAACATTGCGGGTTATCTTGAACCAGGTAATATGAGTAATCAAATAATCCAAGCTATTGAGTTAGCTATGCAATATACAAAGGAAACACTAGGAATTAGTGATGCAGCATTAGGACAGATTGACCCGAAAAATACATCAGCTATTATCGCGGTGCAAAAGTCATCTGCTATCCCGTTGGAGAATCCAAAGTCTAATTTATATGAATGGATAGAGGATATAGGCAAAATCTTATTCGATTTCATGGGGACTTACTACGGTGCGCGCCCTATTTCATTAGATATTGAGGGACAAAAGCAAGTTGTAGAGTTTGATTTCAGTCAATTTAAAGATATGTTCTTTGATGTGAGAGCGGATGTAGGGGAAAGTTCGTTTTGGAGTGAAATAGCGTCAATACAGACGTTAGACAGCCTTTTAGGGAATGGACATATTGATATTATAGAGTATCTCAAACGAGTTCCATCTGAATACATCCCACAAAAAGAGGAACTAATATCAAGCATTCAACAGAAAATGCAAATGGCAGAAATGCAGGCGAACGATCCAATGGCGGCGGTGGCACAATTAAGTCCTGAAGAACAAAGCGCTTTTTATTCAGCTTCGCCTGAATTACAACAACAAATGTTAAGTCAATTAGCACAACCACAAGCACCTATGATGTAGGTGTTTTTATTATGTCTTTTTCTATATTGCAGACATTAAAGAACAATATAAATTTTTCCCCTACCATAGGGAAAGGAGCGATAACGATGGATTTTGAAAACAATGAATCAATGGAACAACCAGAAGCCATTGAATCAGTAGATAGTTTTGACGATGATGTAATTTTACCGGATGACTACGGTCAAGAGGAGCAGAGCGAACAATTTGAAACAGTGGATACGGAAGAGGATACCAAACCAACCGAGGAAACGGAATCATATGAGCCTGTAACCGAAGAGCCACAAAAAATTAAAATCAAATATAACCACGAAGAACGAGAAATCCCGGTCGATGAAGCGCAAGCGTTAGTTCAAAAGGGAATGAATTACGAAAAAGCTGTAGAACGTGCAAGACAGGAAGCGAAGGACGCTTTCATCGCTGAACAAGGATATGTATGGAATGGCAACCCTATCACAACTGAAGCTGATTATAAAAACGCTCTACAAGAACAAGAGCTCATGCAAAAGTATCAGAATCAGAATTTGCCGGAGGAAGTCATTTCTGAACTGATTGAGGGGCGTAAATTCCGCGAACAGCTTCAAAGTGAAACTAAGACGAAACAAGAGGAAGAAAAAGCAAATGCCGACTTTCAAGAATTCTTTGGTTTCTTTCGAGAAGCAAACGGACGCGATTACAACCCGAATAATGATAAAATTCCCGACCAAGTTTGGCAGACGGTTTCAAAAGGTGTGCCACTTAAATACGCCTACATGGAACACCAAAACCAAGAGTTACAAGGGCAAGTAAAAGTATTAAAACAAAATAAACAAAACGAGGACAAAGCGCCTGTTCAAGGAATCACGACACACGGCAGCCAAGAAACGGCCATAGAGGACGATTTTTTAAGGGGCTTTGATTCGATTTAAACTAAGGGAGTGTTCTAAATGGTAGTAAATTTAGCGAGTAAGTACGAAAAAAAGGTAGACGAGCGATTTAAACTTAAATCTTTAACAGATAAAGCGGTAAACCACTCTTACAGTTGGGAAGGGGTAAATGCTATTACGGTTTATTCTATCCCTACTGTCGGAATGAATGACTATACAAAATCAGGGGTAAACCGTTATGGTGCAGCTGCAGAGTTAGATAACACTGTAAAAACGTACACGTTAAGTCGTGACCGTTCTTTTACATTCACGATTGATAAAGCTAATAAACAAGATACGCAAGGCGTTATGGAAGCTGGGAAAGCTCTAGCCCGTCAAATTGATGAGGTTATTGTGCCAGAACTAGACACTTATCGCCTATCCACAATGGCAGCTGCAGCCGTTACAAATGGACATACTGCAACGGTGGCGGTCACAAAAGATAACGCTTATGAATCTATCCTAGCTGGTACAGAAAAGTTAGATGATAAGAAAGTTCCAACAGGCGGCCGTTTACTTTATGTAACGCCGGGATTCTATAACCTTATTAAATTATCTTCTGATTTCATTAAAGCGACTGAGTTAAACGCTAAAATGCTTGTAAGTGGTCAAGTTGGGGAAATCGACGGTATGAAGGTTATCAAAGTGCCTACAAGCTACATGCCTGCTAATACACCGTTCTTAATCGTTCACCCGGTTGCAACGGTAGCAGCTAATAAACTTCAAGACTATAAAACACATGATAATCCGCCCGGGATTAATGGTCAGCTCATCGAGGGAAGAGTTCGTTATGACGCATTTGTTATTGATAACAAGAAAGATGCTCTATACGTTCATAAAACGCTTTAATCGAGGTGATACAGAATGACTAAAGTATTTGTAGCAGAAAACGGTGAAAAGATTATTGCTCGTGATGAAGTACAAGCGGCGGCATTTGAAAACGCTGGATTAAAAGAACAGAAAACAACAGCAAAGAAATAAGATAGCGGGGGCGGGATTTAGTTCCTGTCCCCTTTTTTTGTTGAAGGAGTTGACAAAATGGCGGTAACAGCAAGGCAAGTCTATGAATTAGCGCTCGTTTTAATGGATGAAGTACAGGAGAACGGAAGTATTGCACCTGACCAACCTGATTATTACGAAGCAAAATCATTGTCCATTCTAACGCTCTTACAAGCGGAATTACAGCCTATCTCGCAAATCGTACCAACGATAACAAGCATGGAACAAAACTTGTCTGTGCCTGATAAAACGGCTCTGACAGTCCTTCCTTACGGACTAGGTGCACATTTGCTTATGAGTGAGGATATGTCTGTAGCTTCATTCCTAAATTCACGCTATGAAGAATTGAAGCGTAGAACACCGACAACTATTACAAAGGTTCAGGATGTATACGGATTGTTTGGAGGTGCTGAGTAATGGCTCAAATGAACGCAGCCGGAGCTTCTAATCCTCCATTATTACGCATTGACCAATTCAAAGGCGTTAATTTAAGCGTAACTCCTACACAAATTGACCAATCACAAGCTAGTGACCTTCTTAACATGAACATTGATGAAAGAGGGGCGCTGAATAAGCGTACTGGATACGAGAGGGTATATGTGCAATCTTTGGGACCTGGCAAGATAAACGGTTTATTTCATTATCGGAAGCCTGACGGTTCTGAAATGTTGCTGTTTGCTCACGGAAATAAGTTATACGGTACAAAGGGAATCCCAACATTAGCGAACAATTCAAGGCCGCAAACATGGGAAGATGATGACTTATACGCCGTATGGGAAGGTGATTTATAACAATGGCAGAGAATACGGAGTTTTTAAACCTGTATAAATGGGATAAGAAAGATAAAAAGATTGATACGATTAACGGCATTACAGCCAATACAGAAAAAATAGATAGCAAATTAAAAGAACATAATGAGCATTTAAACAGTGTTGATACATCTTTAACTAACCATAATACGCGTTTACAAGCGACAGAAACACAATTAAGCGATATTGAACCGACTATACAAAGCGCGGTAGTTGCAGCTGAAAACGCCAATACGAAAGCCGGACAAGTCGAAGCGGTTATTTCATCAGCAAATACAGCTATTCAGACTGCCAACGATGCGGCAACCGTTGCCCAACAAAAGGCAACTCTAGCGGAAACGAATGCTACTGAAGCTTTAACGCAAGCAAGTAATGCAAACGAAAAGGCGGGACTGGCAAATCAAGCAATAACCAACGCAAATACAGCCATAGCAAACGCGGAAACAGCTACAGATAATGCCAATACAGCGGCAGACACAGCAAATGCGGCAACGGAAACAATACAAAATGCAGTTGATACAGCAAACGCGGCTAACACAAAAGCAACTAATGCAGAAACATCAGCAACTAATGCAGTAAATTCAGCAAGTACAGCCAACACAACAGCTAATAGCGCTCTAACAACGGCGAATGAAGCTAAAACATCAGCAACTAATGCGGTAAACACGGCAAACTCAGCATTTTCTACAGCATCGACAGCAAATGCAACGGCAAGCGGTGCAAATTCTAACGCTAGTAGTGCTTTAACTGCATCAAATACAGCAAACGCCACAGCCGGAGCGGCTAGTACGGCGGCGAATGAAGCTAAAACAACGGCGAACACAGCTTTAACTACAGCTAATACAGCGAAAACAACTGCTGATGATGTGAGAACGGAATTTGACCAAGTTGTAGCGGAAGCGGGGATTAATAATCCAGAGGTTGTAAACGCACGAGGAACACATGCGATTTTAAAGGATAGATTGGACTCCACTGATGCACAGTTGGCTCAAAATGTGCAACAAATATCCGATTTAGAAACTAATAAAGCAGATAATTCGAGAGTTGATAATATCGTGGCACAGGCAGGAACAGACAATACTGAAATTGTGGATGCTAGAAACAGTACTGTGAAAGGAATTACTTATACTGTTCTTGATAATCGATTAGAAGATATAGAAACAGATTTTAATAAGATTAAAAAAACATTTAAGAAAATTAAAGTAGATACTCCAGCATGGACAAACCAACCAACTGTTGACCTGGTGAACAATTGTTTTGTTTTGCCTGGTTTAGATACAGGGAACAGCGGCATTTTAAGTCAAAACAAACAAGTAGACTTTATGAGCGCCGGCACATTGCCGACTGGATTTGTAGACTACACAAAAAATTATTATTTCGTCAATGTTGTTGATGCTGCAACAGGTAAATTTCAACTGATGGAAACTTACAACACTCCTGCAACTGTTATATCATTAACGGATACAGGAAGTGGATGGTCTATGAGGGATGATTCAGTTAATAAAATTAGTTATGTTCCGCAAAATAAACTGTGTGATTATGAAATAACGGCTAATTTGCAATTCGGTAAAGAAAGCGGATCATTTTTTGGGCAAATGATAAAACCTTTTAACACCGTAAATTTTGTAATTTTAAATAGTTTATTTGGTTGGAACTTTCTCGGTGATGTTGGATATGTTTTTGATATTCACGATACAAACAGTAAGTTTAACATCATAAATTTACAGCAAAAAATTACTAGAATTGGTCATTCAATTATTAATAATGCTAGATTTTCAAGAACAGGTGTAAACTCAACAACCGTATCTGGTGGAAGCGGAATGATAACAAAAGACGCTTCTTTTATTGGTCGATTGCTTTCAAAAAATCCGCAACTTTACCCGATAGAAAATGTACAAATAACGGAAATAACAATAATTGATAGGTACGTGGGATTAAACACTATCCAATACATCCGCAACGGTTCGGAAATACTTATTTCTGAAATTGAAAGGGGTATGGAATTACTATGAGCCTAATTCTTAAAGTAGATGAAAATGGCATTGAAAGATACGAACAGGAAACAAATATAGACAACATTGAACAAGTTGTTATACAACCACCAACAACAGAAGAGCGAATTGAGTTATTACAGAATGCGGTAGACTTTATTCTAATGAATTACTAAACGGGAGAAAGCAAAGGGGTGAGAAAGGAGCATGAAGGATATGGCAGCTTATTTAGCGTTAGGAATTGAAGAGGGACGTTTAGATTATACGGCAGTAGTAACAAATCCTAGATTTACACCGTTTAAAGGTGATATTGATGCAATTTTGATTGCAGACGGGAAACAAGATTTAATTGTTGCTTAATGTACAGTTGGACGAAAAAGCGAACTAAGCATTAGTAGTAAAACAGGGCTGCAGAAGCCTTTTTATTTTGCTTTGAAAGGGGGTTAGCTTGTGTGGCAAGAAGAACTTTTCATTGATATTAACCCGCCCATTGAATTATATTCCGGTTTAAACGGGGAATCTGTTTTCTTCACCATGAACGGGAAATGTTACATTCTGAATAATGGCCTATATCTTGTTTATGACGGAAACAGCGTTAAAGAGGTTGAACCGTATATACCGACTATCGCCATTAGTAAGGATCCGGCGGGTGGTGGTACGGCTTATGAGGACTTTAATCTGCTAGGCTCAGGGTTTAAAGAAACATTTTCAGCAGATGGAGAAGCTTCGGAATTTCAACTTTCAGTTGGTGGATTAGACGGTACACCTGTAAAAGTGTCTGTAGCTGGTTATCAAGATTCGGTTGAGGGTGTTCATTTTACGGTAGATAGGATCTTAGGTAAGGTTAAATTCCCTGGTGCCGTAGTAAAAGGAACTAATAATCTCACAATCACAGCCTATAAAACGTTCAATGGATTCGCAGACCGCATTAAAAAGTGTCGTTTTCATACAATATTCGGTGGTTCAAATGATACGAGGGTGTTTTTGGGTGGAAATCCTAATATGCCTGAGTATGTATGGCGAAGTGGTTTATATGACCCGTCTTATTTTCCTGAGAATGGATTTTATAAATTCCCTGACCACGTAAGAGGATTTGCGAAGCAATATGACTATCTAGTGGTAGAACGTGCAAACGGGAAGCACCAAGTTAGCTACACGATAGATGCAAACGGGTCTGCTAGTTTCCCGTCTAAGCCGATTAATGACCAAGTGGGTACACTCGCCCCTAAAAGTATTCAAATCGTCGAAAACAACCCTGTTAGCTTGTCTAAAAACGGTGTTTATATGTTAGTTTCTTCAACTGTGAGGGATGAACGGAACGTGAAGCATATTTCCGCAGCTATAGACAATAGTTTGTTAAGGGAAAAGAACTTAGAACAGGCGATTTCGATTGATTACGATAAGAAGTACTGGTTAGCGTTGAACGGAAATGTATATGTATTCGATTATGCCATAGGCGAATGGTATGTGTATGACAACGTTTATGCCAGCCATTTCGAAGTGGTGAATAACGAATTATATTTCACTAGTTCCCGTGATGGATTGCTTTACCGTTTCAAAACAGAAACAGATTCACGTCCATATAACGACGATGAACAGCCGATTCGTTGCCGTTGGAAATCCAAACATTTTACCTTTGGTGCGGATGAATTAAAAAAGCTGGTTGAAAAAGTCTATTTTGGCTTGAAACCGCAGTCTAAAACAAGCGTGAACTTGTATTATGTATCGAATAAGAAAACATCGGATTTAATCAAGACAACCAGGATGGACTTACTCGACTTCCGTAATATTAATTTTGACCATTGGACGTTTAACCTTTCTGTCTTTCCTCGTGAAAGCGTGGCGAAGATTAAAGCAAAGAAAGTAACGCATTTCCAGTTAATTATGACGAACGACGAACTAGACGAGGGTTTAGGCTTGTTGTCTATTGGAATCAAACACAAACTGCAATCAGCGGTTAAATAAGCGAGGTGGAATAAATGCCTTTTGAAAAATTAAACGAATTTACCAAGAAGGTATCGGATTTATCGGATACACCTAATGAAACGATGACCACAGCACAGGTAAAGGCTCAATTTGATGCAGCTCCTGATGAAGTGAGGGTTTATTTGAATAAACTCATTGATAAGCTAGAATCCACAGCAACGGGCGATAGTGGAGCCGATAATATTAAGCTAACCCCGATAGATTCAAGCCCTGATACGTTACGTGATGCGCTTATATGGATAAAAAATCAGATTGAGGTTGCTCAGTTAGGCCAAATCGTGGACGGAGCCATTACAGACGCAAAGCTTTCCGGTGGTTCTACCGATATTAAAACGCGATTCAGTACGCACGAAAGCACCATTATGCCGCATACTTACGTTGATGGGGTAACCACCTACCGTTACGGATGGAAAACAGAGGCCGGAGTACTAAAATTCATTTATGAGGAAGTGATCTAATATGGCTGAAATAGCTTTACCAACGTATAGCCAGGTTGATGCTATCGCAAATAATCAAACGAATAACATGACCCATTATGTTGTAGATGTTGTTCCAACGTCCAACAGTGTTTCCACACTTAGTAACATGATTAATATAACTGGTTCAGGGGTTTTAATGTATGTCGCAAAAACATTAGAAGATCCCTCTTCCATTCGTTTTAAAATGACAATAGATTTTGTAGAAACTGGATTTGTACAAGTTGGTGGGGAATTTGATTCAATAGCTACGTTTTTAATCCCTTTCAAAGAACGATTAATAATCGACGGGTATTACATCGGGGCAGGGAGTACGCAAGTAGATATTTTCGTCATGCTTAAATAAAGGAGTGTAAAAAATGGCTCAAATATTGAGAGAATACATTGAGAACGGCATAAAAATAGCGGAATTTACAAAAGACGGAACAACGGTATCACACACAGTCAAATCTATTGTACCGCAGCCAATCGAACCGAAAACACCACAACCAACGTTAGAAGATAAAGTTAATTATCTTTATTACAAAGCAACGGGGGTAATCGCATGATTGACGATTTAGTTAGATTAGTAAAATTTGGTGTGATTACGTTAGATAGCATTACAGATGCAGAAACGCGCGCACAAGTAGAAGCAAGACTATAAACGCCAAACAGGGCGTATTTTTTTATGTCTAAAATTGAGGTGATAGTATGGCGAAAATGTGGGGTACCGATAATTTAACCACAGACCAAGAAATCGCGAGAACGGTAAAAGTTATCGCGGACCGGGCATCACAAGGAGCAGATAACACAGCCCAAATGCAGCACTACAAGAATTTAACCGGGAATGATTACAAGACAAGCCAATATAATATTGACCGTACAACTAGCGTCATTCAAGACCGAATGAAACAGGGATTAGATACAGCGTCACAGCTACAACATTATAAAAATATCACTGGTAGGGATTATGTTGCCCCTGCCGCCCCAGCGCAAAAGCCGAATCCGGTTGTACAGCCACAACAAAACGCATTTGACCAACAAGCGTATGCGCAACAAATGCAAGGCTACGTCAATCAGGCATTTGACCAACAAAAACAAGCGCAAATGGAGCAATTAAAGGCTTCGCAAAATAAAGCGGTTGGACAAATCAATCAACAAAAAGCAGAAACCGCCCCGGCTTATCAGCAAAAACGGAACCAAGCGGATGTGGTGAATACTCAAAACGCTCAGCGGTTGCGAGAAATGATGGCGGCAAACGGATTAACAGCTAGTGGCGAAAATATAACGGCTCAAACATCATTAAGCAACGAACGATTAAACTCGTTGAATTCTTTAAATCTGCAAGAACAACAGCAAATGAACGATTATGACCGCAGAATAACCGATGTAATGGACCCAGCAAGTGAACAAGCTATGGTTGCAGCACTAGAAGCAGAACGAAATAAAGCCTTGTATGATGCGTATATTCGCGCAGACGAAACAGGGTATAGCCGAAACCGAGACAATGTGATGGACCAACGGTATGCGAACGAGATGGATTATAACCGTAATCGTGATTACATCAGTGACAGTCGTTATGCGGATGACACAAACTATAATCGTGGGCGTGATACGGTGTCCGATAGCCAATGGCAACAATCATTTGACCAACAAGGAAATCAGTGGCAGCAGTCGTTTGACCAACAGAATAAAGATGCGGAAACAGAAAGAGCATGGAGAGAGTATACCTATAACAACATGTCTGCATCCGAAAAATCAAGTTTAGATTGGGCGAAACAGCAGTACGGTGAAGATGCTGCGTGGAGAATGTATGCGATGGAATACGAGGGTGAAATGAACAAATCTATGAATCAAGCACAAATTGACGCAATGGGAGACCCTTTGTCTTTTCTCCCGTAGCAGGAAAGGAGGTGGCTAACTACTACCTAGGAGGACAATTTAAAGTAAGTAGCCCGTTTGGTGATAAATCCGGAAGAGATACAGCCCATAACGCATTAGATTTAGCTGCACCTTCCGGAACTCCTATCCCTGCTATAGTCGGTGGAAAGGTGACACAGGTTTATAAAAATAATAAAACAGCCGGAAATGGAATCACTATTATGGGTTCGGATGGCCGCGAATATAGATATATCCATATGAAAAACCCTCCTAATTTGAAAGTAGGGGATACGGTTGATTCCGGTATGCAAATCGGACAAGTAGGAAGCACAGGAAATTCAACTGGTCCACACTTAGACTTACGTGTAGCTGAAAATGGGAGATACATTGACCCTATGACAGTTCTAAAAGGCGCAGGGAACGCTAGCACTTCACAAAAATCCGGCGGCAGTTCTTACACCAACACGTGGAAAACACAAAGTCAAGCCTTGAAAGCACCAGGTTATCAGGATTATAAAAATAATTTACGCGCTGCCTTAAATACTGGTTCTATCCCTAGCGATTGGGTGGTTGGCTTAACAGAAATAATCGGCAGGGAATCTACTTGGAATCCGAGCGTTAAGAATAAAAGCAGTTCTGCTCATGGTTATGGTCAGTTCTTAAGCTCAACAAGAAAAGATTACGAGAATAAAACCGGATTAAGTTATGATAACCCAGTTAATCAGATTATCATGACGGCTCAGTACATTAAGGATAGATACGGAAGCCCTGAGAAAGCTTTGCAGTTCTGGGATAAAAATAAATATTATTGATGATATTTAATATGAAGGTGGCGAACAAATGGCTACTAATTTTGACAGAAATAAATATAAAGAGATGTTTGAATCTCGTTATGGCTCTGGTTCTTATGAATCAGGTCTTTCTACTGCGCGGGAAATTGGGAGAACGCAAGCACAATCTAAAATTGCCGAAAAGGCTTATAATGCAAGGTTAAAAGCAGCAGAAAACGCAGCGAAAGAAGAAAAAAAGCGAAGTATTTTCAGTGACGAACCTATTATAAATGATGAAGCAGAAAAAACATTAGAATCTATTCTAGCCAATCCTAAAAAAGATGGAGCCTACAGAAATGCAGAAAAGATAAAGAATGACCCGTCTTTACAATCTGCTATTAAATCACGTGGATGGACAGTTAAAGACTTCATTGATTCTATGTACAATGAAGCGTCAGGCGGTCAATACAAATCAGAACGTGACTTTAACAGCTTTAATACACAATTAAAGAAGGATACAAAAGCACGAAATAAGGCAGCGGATAAAAAACAACAGTCGATAAACGGCTTAACTGTTCAAGAAAACTATGATTTTGAACAAGAAATGAAGAAGAACAGTAGTGCTCAAAATAAGAAAGAAGATAAAGGAAAAAGCTTTTTAGGCAAAACTTTTGATAAATTCAATAAAACAGAAGTTGGAGCGGCGGCAAAGGCTGCGGGTAATTTCTTTAATCCATTTGACAGTGTGAGCGCGAATGATGCCGTTAAAAATTATTTAAATCGTGACCGTTCTAACGTGGCCGAGGAAGTTTCTAGGGGTGCGAATCGTTTTGTGAACTCGGCTTCACTAGGATTAATGAGCAATTTAGATAAGCGTTTAAATGACCGTGACCCTTACTATAATTCTTCTAGGAAGATTGGCGAGGGTGGAGTGACGGACTTTGCGACAAGTGGATTAGGTTATCTTGTTCCAGGTGTCGGTGCGGCTAGGGCTTTAAGAGGAACGGCCCTAGGAGCAAACATGGGTGTTACTGGAGCGGCAAAGTTCGGACAATTGGCTAAAGAAGGGGCGGCAACCGGAGCGCTCATGAGTGGTGCAGAAATTGGTATTCGTGAAGGATTGAATCCACAAGATTATAACTGGAAGCAAAACTTAGGTCAACTTGCGCTTGAAACAGGAGCAGGAGCAATAGGGGACCCGGCTATCTATGGTTTAGGAAGATTAGGAAGCAAAGGAATTGAAAAAGGATTACAAAAGCTTATCCCTGGTGATTTACCTAAATTCAGCGGAAAAGTTTCTGATAGCTTAGTAGACCGTATTAGCCCATTCGCTCGTTCTGCTAACGATTTAAAAACACCGTCTGCTTATAAAAGAGACTTTACCCCAAATAGTTATAATATGCCTAGTGGTCAAAATGTAATAATGAACGCGGATGACATTACTAAAAATTTAAGTAGAACACAATCAAGAATGGAATCCATACGCCCTAAAGTTGAATCATACAAACAAGAATTAGATGAAGCTGTTAATCAGCAATATCAATACTTAAAAAATAGCATGGGCAAAGGGGTAGATACTGGAACGACTTCAAACGGATTACAAGGGAATTTTAGAGAGGTCACAGGACGTTATACTGTATCGAATAACCCTCAATGGTATAGAGATTTTTACGCTCAATATGGAAGAAAACCGAATAATACAGAATTAAGAACGTTGGCTAGAGAACATGTATTAAATGGATTTGATGATGAATTGGGCTCATTACCAGCATGGAGGCCTGAATCTGTACAGAAAATTGATGACCAAATTGACGAACTAGTGACCATATTAAAAGAAGAACCAGACCAAGCGCAAGCTGTTCGCCCGATTCTTGAAGCGCTAGAACAAGAAAAGTCAGGCATTATGAAAACGATTGATAGCGGTTTAGATGAATTTAACACGTTGGAAAATCGTTATAACCAACTAAGCCAAGCTAAACCGGCACAACCGCAACACCTTCCAATGAATGATAGTGTGAATGTTCCATTGCGTAACTTGCCAACACGGGGTAACGAGCCAACACCGCAACCATTAAGAGCAGGGCGCGACTTTGAACCGATTGAGAGCGCGCTAAATGGCGGTAGAGAGCCGGAACTACAAAGGGTATCAGATGTATTGCTTGACGAACAAAGGCAAGCACAAGGCAATATGGACAGCGCTATGAGTAAGTTAAGCTTTGACGCACCCAAGAAAAAGAAAAACAACTTATTGAACCTTCGTACTCAGTTTATCGATGACTTAGCGCCACTAGAAAACGTTGAGAAACAAATAACAGGCATGATTTCGAGCGCAGAAAACAGCTTGTATAAACAAGGACGTTTATCCCGCGGCGGAGCAGAAAAGGCTCATAAGTTGGTTCAAGAACAAATCGAACCTATTTTACGGAACTTAAGGAAAAATAATATCGCTAAAGAAAAAGCTTCATTATATTCATTAATGGTACACGCGAAAGACGTAAACTCAAAAGGCATTAATTCTGGATTCACAAACGCAGAAATAGACGATGTTCTTCGCCGTTTAGGTACACCGGAAATGGAAGTAATAAGAAAACAGATGATGAAAGTAAACAATGACACGCTTAAAATATTAGAAGATAGCAGTGTTATTAGCCGCGAATCAGTAGAAGCCATGCAGAAAAAATGGCCTAATTACATGTCTTTATTCCGTGAATTTGATGATGAAAAAATCGACTTCGCCAGTGGAATAGGTAAAGCTTTATCAGTTAGTGATGACCCAATACAACGTTTAAAAGGTCTAAGCGAATCACAAATGGATGAACTAAAAACAGTTGACCCGTTCGAGAGTATGATTAAAAATATTTTCCAAGCAACAAATGTAGCTGATAGAAACAAGGTGGCTACTCAATTAGGGCGTTTAGCTGATTTGGATGCAGAAGGTAAGTTCATACGCAAACTATCATCTAATGAAGCTACAGACCGTTTAAATGTCATCACATCATTAGAAAACGGGAAACAAGTCAAATATGAAGTAACTCCTGACGTATATAAAGCCATGAAAGACTTAGATAAAGAATCAACAGCAACGATTATTAAAATCCTTCAAAAGCCTGCTGGATGGCTACGAGCTGGGGCAACCTTAACACCTGAATTTAGTTTAAGAAACCCTATGCGTGACGTTCCACAAGCTTTTATTGTGAGTGAATCGGGCTTTAACCCTGCTGTAGACTTTCCAATTGGATTATGGGACACCATTTGGAAAGGTAGAACGGTTAAAATCGGTAATAAGGAATTTAAACCTTCGAGCGGCGAGTTATATAAGGAGTTCATTAAGAAAAACGGTGGTTACGGAAATATCATTTCAATGGACAGGGAGTTACACAAAACCACGTTAAAGAAGGCGTTGAAAGAAACGAACGCTAACTATATTGATGTGTTGGACCCACAAACATATAAAACATTGATTCGTGACCTAGCTAACCCTATGAACACGTTACGGAAAATTGCTGACACATCGGAAACCGCAACTAAATTAGGTGAGTTCCGAGCGGCAAAAAGAACAGGTGCCAGTCCTGCGGAAGCGGCTTATCGAGCGCGTGACATTATGGACTATTCCCGTGCCGGGGTGAGTATTCGTCAAGCAAATAAAGTTGTGGCGTTTATGAATGCCAATATGCAGGGTAAAAGTAAGTTATGGAGGGCATTCCAAAATAATCCCGGCAAGGTTATTGGTAAATCATTCGCGGCGGTAACGTTACCGACAATAGGAGCCCTTGCGGCACAAGAAATGCTGTCTAATGATAAGCAAAGACAAGTTTTAGACGATGCGCCACAATGGTTAAGAGATACATTTTATCTGATTCCAGTACCAGGAACAGACCAAATAGCAAGGATTCCTAAACCGTTTGATGTAGCTTATCCCTTCTCTAATTTCTTTGAGAGGGCTTTTCGCTTTGTTGAAAAGAATGATAAAGATGCTTATGATAACTTCTTTAAACAATCGTTATCGGCTGCTGCTATTCCAGTTATGATTACCGGACTTGCGCCAATCCTTGAAGGTATGGCTAACTATTCGGGGTTCCGTCAAGGTCCGATTATTCCGCAACGTGAGGAAACGATTGATTACCCTGACCAATATGACGTAAATACGAGTGAAGTAGCTAAAGGCGTCGCTAGTCGTATTCATAAAGTGACGGAAGGAGAAGGAAAATTTAAAAACTTTGGTTCTCCTAGAATTATAGATAATACGATTCAAGGGCTTTTCGGTGGGTTAGGTAGTTATGCGGTTTCTGGTATAGATTCTGCTATAAGTTATTTCTCCGATGATGAAGAACGACCGGAAAGACCTGCTAAAAATGTTGACCAAAAACCATTAGCAAAAGCTTTTCTCGTTAATCAGTCAAGCGGTGGCAAGCCGTTAGATGACCTATATAAGCAAAAAGAGAAGCTTACAAGGGAAAGAGGGAGTGCAAAGCAGAATAATAAGCCGTTCCTTAAAGAAGGACAATATAAAATGCTTACCAAATCTTCTGAACAAATCGGAAAAATCAATAAGCAAATACGGCTCATTCAGAACAGCGCAGATTATACAGCAGAGGAAAAACGGGATAAAATCAACGAATTAACAAAAATGCGGAATGATTTAGCGCGGAATACAATGAAAAACAAATAAAGGGGGCTTCGGGCTCTCTTTTTTTATGGGGGTATATAAAGGTGGAATGGATCAACGGCATGGAAATAACCGATATTGTCGGAAACGTATGGTATTTAGTATTAGGATTAATTTTATTTGATGTATTGGCCGGATTATTAGCAGCAGGAGCAGAAAGAAAGATTAATAGTTCTATCAATTTCATTGGAATTATCCGTAAAGTTGGGCTGATTTTGGCCGTTGGTTTCTGTGTGTTTATGGACGCTTATCTAAAATCGGATGGATATATCGTTAAGATGGGTGTCGGTTTGGTTGTAGCGTATGAAGGATTGAGCATTATTGAAAACTTCAGCCGGATTGGTATTGATTTAAAGTTCATTACAAAATATTTCGACCCTAATAAGTTAGGAAAAGGAGGTAAAAAATAATGAGTAAGATATATTGGGACAAAGGACACCGCAACAGCTCAGCCGATTACGGTGCATCTGCTAATGGATTGCGTGAAGCTGACCTGGTGCATAAGATTGTTGACTATGCTATGACTTACTTGAATCAACATTATACAGGCTTTGAACAACGAACGAACCGTATTAATGATGAAGTTAAGTCATTGAAGCAAAGAACAGACGAAGCGAACAAGTGGGGCGCCGACCTTTATATATCTGTTCACATCAATGCTGCTGGTGGTCAAGGTTTTGAAACCTTTATTTACACAAACGCCCCAGCTTCTACTATTGCCACGCAAAACGTTTTTCATACCGAAATCTTATTAGGCATGAGAACGGTTGGAAATATCTCTGATAGAGGAAAGAAACGAAATAACTTTCATGTATTGCGAGAAACTAATATGAATGCAATCTTAACGGAGAATCTATTCATTGATTCATCTGACGCAAGCTATCTGAAGCAAGAAAGCTTTTTAAAGGCTACTGGTGAAGCACACGCAAGGGCGGCGGCTAAGTATCTAGGTTTATCTTCAAAGCCTGTACAAGTACAAGCTGCGTCAAGCTCAGGACAAGCTCTACAAAAGATGATAGACAAAAAGATTATTCAGGGTTATGCTGATGGAACCTTGCGAGAAAATGAACCTATCACACTCGCAAGGTTATCCATCATCTTAGATAATTTAGGATTGTTGGATTAATATTATGCCCCTTTCTGAGCCTTTTCAGAGGGGGCTTTTCTAGTTTTAATCAGGTCATAAAGAAAGAAAACGAGAATAGCCGGAACGTGAAGAACAAAGGCTAACGGGTACCATAAGAAGCCAACGGCTAATGTAAAAGCAATACATACAATAAAACTAATAACGATTGAAATAAACATTTCTTTTTTAAACAGGCTAACAATGGCATATAAAACGAGATTCCAAGCAGCGAATCCATATAATAAAGCGCCTAATATGTCATATATCAAGGTATTCATATCCTTCCATATTTTTCTCTTAACCTCTTTTCTTTCCTCTCAAATTGTTTCTGCAGAAACACCTTCGCTCTTTTCTTGCTGAATATACGCATAATAACATATCCTAACGCATAGTAAGTAGCCTTTAATTCATCTTTTAAATCATCGATAAAAGATTGTGCTTCTTCTTCTGGGTTTTTATAGAATCGTAGTTTGACAAATCGCTCAGATAGTTCAGTGGTTAATGTTTTTTGCTCATAGATGGGTACGTTACGCCAAATAATTTCATTTAGTCTGTCCTGCAGCTCTCTATCAGTCATGAATCACAACTCCTTTTCCTGGTATCCTTAAATCGGTTTCCTTTCCGCAATGCTTACATTCAAAAAGGTACGGCTCAATTTCATAATGGTATTGAGTTTTCCGGCAAGATTTACAAAATAATTCGGCTTCTCTACCCTTCGATTCGCCTTCCACTTCCTCTAATGGTTCCATCTTTTTTTGAGAAGTAAAGAAAGCAAATATCAATGCCGTTGATAACATACCCGAAAAAAAGGTTATAGCGTCCACTGTAACACCTCCTTTCAAATGATGAAACAGTTACCTATTATGAACCGTGTTTTTAACAACTAATTCCACTTCTCCATTTCGATTGACAGGCGTTACCCAATAGGCCGGATTGACGTTGAATTCCTCTTGGACGCGATGCACTTCAATTGAATTGCTCAGAAAGCGTTCAATTATCATTCTTATAAACTCTGCCTTAGGCATATCGCAGGAAATGGACAAACGCTTCAAATTACTATCCGTTCTGTTGGTTAAATTGATTCCAACTCTGCTGCAATGTTTACCGCCTAAACCTTTTCCATGAATCATAACCTCTCCACCACTCACTTTCATTAAAAATTTTTTTGAAAAATTTCCGCCCCCGAAGATGTGTAACAGAGGTCCTGAACTACTTAACTACTGAAATCCTATGCTAGGGAGGGGGAAGCTAGTACTCTAATAGGCTGATAAAATATGTATGTAGTTTCCTTTTGTTAGAATAATAGTTTCCTTCCCTCTTTTAATCATTCATATTTTTATCGTTGTTAATCACAGCAAGCCCATTTTCCACAACCGGAACACAGTATAACCACTAGTTCCCTTTCCTCTTCCTCTTCTGTTTGGTATGGACTTTCAAATTTAAAACCATAGACAACTGTATTAGGTTCGCAATCACACGGGATACTACAGCTGTGAAGATGCGTTGTAAAATCATAGTCGCTTTCACTTAATGGCAGCTTCGAAAAAATATACTCCATTTCTTCATCGGATGGTTCATCTATGGTGGCGGCAAAAACGGATATAAGATTCTCCTTTAACACTTGTAATTCATTCATTTATTCATCACCTCCTTTCAATGATTTTTTAATCACTTCATATCCATATTGATAGCCGTTATTAAATGCAAAGCTAATAATGTCTTTAAGTATACTCGTATCTCTTTCGTCAATTTCAATGCCCTTCAACTTCGCCCATTCGATTAATTCATTTAATAATTCCTTATTATCCATTTTTTTATCCTCCCTTTCGTTCGTAATGTGGTTATGTGTAAACAACACATTCCCCTAATTGCAAATCTATCTATATGAAACCGTCACAACCCGTTAGCAGGGGTGTGAAGATGGTTCTGAATCATTCGGAATTGTATACATTAATGTTTACAAATCCGAACGTAGTTTTTTAAGCATTTCATCTATTTCAGCTTTCGTGAGTGGCTGTTCTTCTGTATTAGTCTGTTCTTCATCTTCGTTGTACCAATCCGGAAGCTTTTCAGTTCTAATTGGCTTCTTTCGCTTTGTTTGCTGTTTAGGTGGTTTAGGTGCCCAGTTCTTCAACCGGTACTCTAACATGGATTTATATTGCTTATCGGTGTTAATTACAGCTGTAGAATCATTTAGTAGTGATTCTTTAACTTCGTCAAAAGGAGCATTTGGATATTTCAACTTTAATTCTGAATCAATGGAATCTCTACTACTACTACTAGATTTATTATTAGTTAAATCAATATTATTAAAATCATTATTATTATAGTGCGGGTTATCCACTTCTGGATTACCCACTTCTGGATTATCCGTTTCTGGATTACCCACTTTCGGTTTATCCGGTTCTGGACTTTTATTCTTTTCGTTTTTTCGTTTGTTTCTGGATTTCTTTTCTTCTATACGTCTTTTACCTTCTGCAATACATTCATCTTTATTAGGATTAAATTCGGGGCGCTCATAAACATCATAGACCCATTCTTCGATTTGTCCTTTGTCATTCCTAACGGCGTACCAATGTACATAACCATTCGCCATTAAATCTAGTAGAGCTGATTCTACTTTTCCTTTTCCTCCTGCGGAACGCTTTACCAAGTCCGTTTGATTGATTTTCCAGTTATCTGGCCTTGAAAGTATGTAACCTAACAATCCTTTTGATTCCCATTGAAGGTTATCGTCCTCTAAAAAGTATTTATCCATCTGTACAAAAGGGTTTTCTCTTTTTACTGTTCTAACAAATGCCATTTTTGTAGTCTCCTTTTCACGGAAACAAAAAAGCACATTCTCCCCTTGTTAGTTACAAGTTAAAGAATGTGCTTCTAATTTTATGGAAAATGGAATATTTAAAGTGTTGCAAAACATTCATTTTCACGTTAGAATGTACATATAATTTAACCTGTTGGAAGCAGGGGAGAAGTCACTCCGTTAAGTACGCCAATACTTAACATTATGGAGTGGCTTTTTTATTTCTATTAGTTTAGTTGTTTTCATTTTAAACCTCTTGTTCTATTGAAGTAAAGGCTATATTTATTTTACGTCCTCATTAACCTATTCTAAAATCCTTAAAAGTCTCGTTTATTCCCTCTTGCCTTTTACGTTCCATTTCGATCTGTAAACCAGTTTTATATTTCTCGTTGTATTTATCAGAGTGGCCATCATTTCCAGTAACATTAAAAGGTGGATTAAAGTGTTTGATAGCTTTCAATTCTGATTTTTCCAAATTAGTTTTATCGTCAATGTAAACAACTCCAACACTTCCTATGTTATGGAACACGCCGTAATGTTCTAAGTGATTGTTACTTCCTGTGTATTGCGTAAGTCTCCTGTGAATATCTGTTGACTTACCAATATACAATAGTTCGTTATCGAATCTACTAAAGAAAAAATATAAACCAGGTCTTTTCTCTGTGTGCTGCCAATAGCGATAAATAGAAAATAAAGAATCAAATTTCATTTTTGTCTCTCCTATAAAATTATTATTTGACGTTTTTAATTTATTAACTTATACTTATATTATACGGTAAAAATACGTACATTACAAGTGAAAGGGAGTAATAATATGGAAACAAGAAGGATTGATATGAGGATTCCAGTAAAGTTATTGGAAGAAATAGAGAAGTATCAAAAGGAACAAGGCATAACAAGCCGAACCGGTGCTTTATTGGAACTCGTAAGAATTGGATTGAGTGTTCAAAATGAAACCGCAAAATGAATATAGTATACATTTGGGGTTTACATAATAGCACCTATAGGAAGTTGATTATTTTTAAAAGTCAATCGTACCAAAGGTTTCAAGACTTCCTAAAATTATGGAATATGCAGGATTTTATACATTGCTGATTTATCAACGGTTTTAGCGTTTTTGATTTCGTTGAATTTGCAATTTTAATGTATAAAATCTTGCATATTTTTTTATTGTCCAAAACAAAAAAAGAGCTGCTAGGCCCCCTTTTTTTCTTCCATATGTTTACCTATATATAAAACTCCATTTATACGAATCATTACGCCAAACGGCAACTTATCTGTTTCAACAGCCTTTTCATTCATGTTGTTCCTCCTAAGTTGTATATGAGTTTTTAGATATGAAAAGTATAACACGGTACTGCATTATATATGGTGTGACTTTATTCACTCTAATACGTATCAT